ATTCTAGGGGACAGTTAGTAGTCGAAGGGTGCATACCCCTTCCCACCAGTTGCCATCATCAGATAATTTCTCTGCTGTCATAGCAATCTGATCTATCACACAGGTGTCAGATCTTGACCCTTCTTGATAGGTAACTACTTCTTTGCCAGCCATAGCGGTGCGTAACGCCAAGTATTCTTCTTTGGTGTCATACGCTATAGCTGAACCTAGACCTCTGGATGTGCCAACCCTAGATTTCAAAATAATAGGCACAATGATTTCGTCAACTCTGACAGGTGCAGGGAACGCCTGTATTTTCCATGACTCTAATCGTGGACCAGCAGTAAGCGTGCTTCCATCTCTGGTCAATGTCAACGTTAATGTAAACGATTCTGACAGGTTAGGTGTTAAACCGCTACCGCTAGTTTCATCAACGGCATCTGCCTGCACTTTGTTACTTAACGTAGCTGTCGTAATTGAGTTGTTGTTATCGTTAGTGATAGTAGCTTTGACTGTTCCACCAACTGTTGATGTTTGCCCAACCCAGAACTCGTCAGCGCTACTGTACGCAACCGAAGAATCAGCCCACTGTTTAACTGTTTCTGTTACGGAATCAGGAGCGGAACGTATTTCAATAGTTCGCAGGATCTTATCGAAATGGCTGTTCCATCGGATACTGCCTACTGTTAATGTCCCGGAAGCAACTAAATGATCTTGGTATTGTGGTCCTTGCACACCGTTGCCTGAATCAATAAAGTATGTTTTTCCGCTGGCTCTCGCAACGTATGTTATGTCGCTTAGAGCGTTGCCATCTCCTACGGACACCATGTCTGATGCCCAAGCAGGAATTAATGTTTCTGTAAAGGTTGATAGATCAGCTCTGTATACTTTGCCTGAGCTGCCACCAAACCATACGAAGCGTTCATCAGCAGCCAAACTATGCACTTCGCCAGCGTCGTCTATGACAGGACCGAATGTTACTGATCCTGATGCTGCATCCATCGCAGCAAGTCGTAAGCCTTTGGTGGTTGCTAATGCTAGAACACCTCCGTAAGAAATCATGTCATTAATTTCTTCACCTCTGGGCAGTTCAGCTACTTGTTGTGGTTCGTCAATTAAACCATCGGCAGCAATAACAGACATGAACTTGATAGAACCTGTCCCTGCCGTGTTCTCTGCCGCATAGAAGCCTACTGGTCCTGAACATACAGTGACCCATGTGCCAGCGTGCGGTAACGTGTTGTCAAGGCTGTTAGTAACTTTTGTACCGTCTGACGCTATTTCAGCGATGTTGGAACCGTCTAAGAAAAATAGTCTGCCACCAACAACTCGAATGCGGTCAGGGTTCAACGACCCTAGCGATCCCGGTTGGCTTGTTGAGCCAATGGCTACGCTTGCAGCAGCCCTAGACGACGCATACGCAATAAACACGGTAGTGCCATCAGACGCAATATCAGTAACAGTTTGAGGACTAGCCAAAGCAGTAACAGTTGACCAACTCACAGAACCATCAGCAGCACTAAAATTAGTTGCAAAATACACGTTAGTGCCAGTAGCAACATACATGTACTCCGTACCAGAATTAGCCTTAAAGACTCTCATAATAACATTGGTCCAAGAATTAGCATTATTCTTAGTTTCAGCTAAAGGCAACAAACTAATCTGACCTTTAGTCCACGGATCAATACCAACAGACGTATGGAACCTGCCCCTATTAGAATCAACATGGTCAAAGTGTTTTTGCCCAGCACCAAACGACCAATCAGTCTGCGACCTAACCCAGAACTGGTTATCTATTGACTGCTCACCAGGCTCATTAGACATGTCTCTTTGCTCACGCAATGTAGGCACAGTAGTCCGACGATACTCTTCAATATCAATGTTGTATGGGTGGGCTGTAGCTCCGATTGTGATTGTTACTGGTAGCCGTTCAGCTCTGTGAACCATTTACACTCCTCTATAGAAAGAGTTTTGTGTCTTAGTCCCTGACCTCATCCAATACGTTGGATATTGCTGATCTAACCTAGCTGCTTCAGCATTTATTCTGGTTTCACGCAACGCTCGAAGGTCACGCATAGAAGCAGATATAGCACCGGCAGGAACCTCATCCGCTCTACGACTAGACCCTTGCTCATCTATAAACTCACGCCGAACAGGTCGAGTAGACATTAGCCGTAACGCTGCTCCAATAGTGGGTAAATCATACGCTGATGAGTGCAACCCAACAGTACTTAACGCTGTTGAGGTAGCAGCTAACGCAGTAAACCCTGTCTTGTATTGCACTCTTACTGCTTGCCCAGAGTTAGCGTCATCATGCAAAACCAAAGCATACCCTGACGCAAATGAAGCGGTGTTACGATCTCGTCGTAAAGTCCACGCAGGCAATACTGGCTCTGTGTTCTCAGACCCATCGTCAGTGTACGTTACTTGATACACAGCTAAAATGTCGTCAGTTACTCCAGTTAAGTTGTACCCGTCTTGCGCTATGTTGTAAGTAAACTCAACGGTTTTCATTTGATACAAACCATTTTGAGGCGATGACAGGTCAGCTAACTCATCGTTAATAGCGTTTAACACAAGCTGTGCAGGGAACTTAGGGTTAATAGTTACTAAATCACCTGCGCTGTGTGAGGCAGCAGTTGTGCCTCGAAAACCACGCTGGACAGTAGCATCATTAGTAGTAGCGTTAACGCTAAAAACATACATAAGCTCAGTGCCGATCTCAATAATTGCTCCTGGTACGATGCCTGGCGTGTCATGCGTAAAATTAACAGTAGTTTCGCTGTCGTTTAACAATGTGCCTAACGTGTCACATTCCTCAACATAATCAGTTAGTAGCAAGTTCTTTGTTTCATCTATCCACGTTTGAGCAGTCATAACGCCTCAATA